CCCATCTACCCTCATGTATAATATCTCCTTCATAAGGTTGTAAATTCCTTACATCTATTCTTTCATTAAAAGTATCTCCTAAATCTATTTCTGTTCCCCCATCTGTAACCCTTCTTACTGTTCCACCTGCTATTTCTTCATAATCTCTAGTTTGAGCCGCAGTATCACCTCTAAGAGATGATTCAATTGGATCTGGGATTGCGTTATGGTGGACACTATTCCATATATTAACAGCTTGAAAATAATAAGCTTGTTTACTATTTACATTATCTTATTATGTATACTATTTCTTTTTCAACAGGAACTTGTGTTAAATTAGGAAATAAAGGAAGAGCAAAAGCATTTGAATTAAATTGCGGATTAGGATTTGGATCATTTATATCATTATAAAATATACCTCCTATAGATTGATATTCTCCTTTTAATTTAAATACCTCAGGATTTGTTTCTCCTTCAAGCATAGATTTTACAACCCTAACAGCACGAATGGTTTCCCCAGGAAGATTAGATTGGGAATTAGATCTGTTTTTTAACTTATTAAAAAGAGGTAATTTAGGCATTAATCTTCTTTTTTATATTGTATTTTTTCCATTTCGGCTAGTAATTCTTCTTTTTCTGCTTCAGTAATACCTAATGTATCTTCACCTGTACTATTGTTAACTACTCTTTGTATAATAGTAGCCATTTTAATTAAGGCATCATCATTTTTTACTCCTATTTCCATATACTCTTTAATTAAAGGTACTATAAGAGTAGCATCTCCTATTTCTTGGACTAAAGGTTTTAACTCAGAAATTAAAGCTGTTACTTGCTCTGATTTTTTCTTTTGGTTTAGATAAATTTCTTCTAATATGTCCGAAAATTTTTTATCCCCAAATACAATTGAATCTAGTTGGCTCATAATTTTTGGTTATAAATATAAAAAAACTAAATCTTTGAGGAAGGATAATATCCTTGGTCTAGATAAAATAAATATTTTTTCTTAAAAATACCATATAAAACATTAGCAATTTTTGTAATTTTAGGAGTTTTTACATCAATCATTTCTCTAATGTAGATGTAAAGTGCTTTTTTATTGAATACATCAATTGCATCTCTTTTTCTAAATAATTCTAATATAGCATCTGCTATTTTAGCATCATTGCCCTTAGGAAAAATTTTAAATATATTTTCAGTACATTCATCAACATATTGATCTATAAAAATAGATAATTTATCTTCGTATTTATATCCTTTATTAGACATTTCATCTCCTTCAAATTCACCTTGAGTTACTTTATCAAGATTATCTTCCATTTTTTGGGATGAAATAAATCCAGGTTCTGTAGAATCTAAATTAGAATAATTAGCTAGATCTGTTATTTGTATATTTTTTATCTTTTTACCATAATTTTTAGTATTATATACTATTAACCATCTTTTAACTATAGTACCAAAATAAGAATATGCCTTAGCTCCATTTTCAGGATTAAACAAATGTATCTTTGATAATAAAAATACCATCAACTCATGTTGTAAATGTTCTAAATTTTCTACTTCTGTGTAATAAAATTTAAAAGTATGAATTATATTTTGAGTTAATTTATAAAATGGATAGTGAATGTAATCTTGATATATATCACTTCTTTCTTCTGAATCTTTAGTAGGATCTAAACTATTATATCTTACTATTGCTGCTTCTGTTTCTTTTGAAAAATATACTCTCCCTTTTCTCTCCCTTTTATTTTTCTCAATTATATGGTCCATTTATTCTTAGATTTTTTTAATATTAAAATCATTAAGAACCTCTTGTATTTGTTTAATTGTTTTGAAGAAAAATCCTATTTCATCGTCACCTTCAAATGAACCCTTAATGTCTACTTTTTTAATTTTTTCATCCGAAACCTCGATTACTCTAGATATATTATCTAAATATTTAAGATACCCTAATAGAATATCCTCTTGCTTTTCATTTTTACGTAATAGATTAATAGTCGTAAATCCTAGGACCACGACTATTACTGATAGTATTACTATTGCTGTTATCATAATTTATCAAATAAATTTTTAAGTCCTTCACTCTTTATAGTATTTAAGGCTTTGGACTTAGTACTAGATTTTTTATTTGACTTCAATGTATAATTCTTTTTTGGTTCATCCACGCTATTTTCAAATGTGTGGAGCCATTCTTTTTCAAATTCAACTCTTGCGGCCATCATATCAGCATGATGTATGATATAAATTAAAGAAGTTCTCGGTTTTGTTTCAACCATAAAACTTTTAAAATATGATTCATTAGCAGGATCATACAAACCATCATGTAACTTAATTGCTAAATGTTCATTATATGATAATTTAATACCTGCTTGAGTTAGTAGAAAAATTGACCTATCTGGGACTGACATATATGCTATTTTTTTATTAAATTGATACATTTCACCCATATTTTTCTTTCTCCACTCATCTTTAGAAGGAATGTGGGCATATTCAACACCATCACCCATTTTACCTAAATCGTGGTTAATAGCAGCAAATACTAATTCTTCTATAGTATATGTAGTAGTATTAGCTCCCATTTTTTCCCATACATTATGCAGTTCCAAAGCGCATTTTATAACGCGATTAACGTGATCAATGTATCCTCCTGGGAATGCGTTATGATACGCTTTCTTATGTGAAGCAGGCATAAGTACTAATTCGTCCTGGTGCTTTTCATAAAATTTAAATAATAATTCTTTTCTTTCTCCTTTAATATATTTACCAATGTATCCTGTAAATTCTTCCCAATTTGAGGAGATTTGTTCTGCTGGTATGCTCATAACTTTGATTTGTTTATTATCCGTTTCTTAATGCTGCGTGTTCTCTTTCTAACTGTGTTTCTAAATCTCTTAATACTAATTCTGTATCTTCGATTCTTTTAATAAAATCCTCAACTGGTTGTTGAGTTTTTACCATTGTTTTTAAGTTTACTAAACTACCTTGTATCTTATTAGTAAGTCTAACAATTGTTTCTGGGTTGCGTAATGCCATATTATATTTATTTAATTAATGTTATGGGTATCTTTATACCCCCTTTATCCTATATCCCTTATTCTTTCATTTCTTTAAATCCCTGTATATCGAATTTAATAAAGGATCTTTAGGGTTCCAAACTATTTTTTTAATTCTATTGATTTTTCTTTAATTTTGAGAAGTAGTGCGCATCTTTCATATAATTCATCTTGAATAAAAAATTCAATTCCCATATCAAGAGACCGATGAAAATCATCGTCAGAATAGTGTTTTATTGCGTCTATATAACCCTTATCCTTTAAATTCACTTCAGATATATATGACCAAGCTCTATTAAATACAACATATTCCCCGGCATCTTTAATATCATTAATGTCAAAATCTTTATTGGATTCTTTGAAAAATTTAAGAACTTTTGTGTTAAAATTTATATGATTTAGAATTAACTTTTTATACATACCTACGTGAAATATAGGTTTTTCTTTTAATTCATTAAATGTTTTAGCAGTATTAGTACCATCAAGTTGTTCCCCTGGTATAAATAACCCAAATATATTAGTCATATCAATCATCTTATTATACATATCCTTCAACTCCATTTTTAATATATTTAGGTGTAAATTGTGGAGAATATCGGAGTCGAACCGATGACCTCTACGGTGCAAGCGTAGCGCTCTAGCCAGCTGAGCTAATTCCCCTTTTATTTATTGGTCTGTTTTGTCGCTGTAGTATTGGACTTCGGATTCAACCATCTCATTATATAGTCTTTCCTTATCTTCATCTGTTAAACTTGCCCACCACTCATCATGTAATTGATTTAACTCTTCCATTGTAACAGGTTCACTACTTTTTTCAAATTTATTTTTACTCATTATTATCTAATTTAATTTCTTGTTTATTACCATCTTTATCTACATATTCTGCCTTACCAATTTTTAATTTATCTTTAGCATTTTGGAGCATAGTTTCTTTAGCTCTATCTATAGCATATTTTACTCCCCAAGGATACATTTTTATAAATTCTTCTCTACCAAATTGTCTATATTGTTTTTGTAACAATGCATTTAATTTCTGTCTAGATTTATATTCATCGAATGTTTCTCCCTCACTACGTTTATTACTTAAATTGACTCCAATAAAAGGATTTTCTTGGGCTTCTTCATATTTTTCCCTATTTTCCTCCATTTGTTTTAACATTTTTTCTTTATACTCTTGAGTTCTAGGATCATCTTTACGCATAGTTAAAGCTTCTGAACCAAAAGTAACTAATGTATCATTATTTTCTTTTTTAGCCATATTATTTTATTATAATTATACTTCTCTTTTATCTCCGTGTACTATTTTAACTGTTGGGAATCTTAATGATATGCCACCTTTATCGTTAGTAGTTTCTTCAAAATATTGAACAGTAATAATTTTACCTACAATTGAACCATCCATGTATTGTAATCTTTGATCATGTGTCCATCCACTACCAACTTTTACTTTATGTCCTTTATGTTCAATCCATACTTGAGATAACATTTCAATAGTTTCTGATCTACCATTTCTAACTACCTCAGCTGTATCTGTATCATAATCAATTACTTCATATTCAGCATCATGGAATTTTTTTACTTTAACTAGATTTTTACTACGTTTACCTTCATAACCTACATTTTTACGTAACATAAATCCTTCCCAACCTTTTTCAGCTGATAATTTATTCCATGTTTCAAAGTGGTCATTATCGTTTATTTGGACTTGATCTACATATTGTAATGTTTGAGCACATGTAAATCTACCACCTTGCCAAGCTCTTAAAGCACGTAATCTTTCAGTTAATGGTGTACTACCTTTACCAGCATCAAATTCTGATTTATGTATCATATCAAATATCATAAATCTAGGATTTTCAATTTGGTGATCTTTACGTCTAAGTTCTTTCATTACACCTTGAAAATCTTCATTTCCATTTTCATCTAATAAACAAATCTCACCATCAAATACATGATTAATAATACCTGTATTTTCAATAGCTTCCTTTACTCTATTTAGTGTAGTTAATTCTTTACCCATTCTAGAATATAATGTACAAACTCTATTTTCATCAACCACGGCTAAACATCTAACTCCATCAAGTTTTCTTGAAGCATACCATCTATCATCCCAATCACATTTACCTTTATATTCTTGTGCTAATGCAACGGAGAAAGTAGGAACTAAATTAGGAACAGCTTTATTAATTACTTTATCACCAGCTCTGATGTCTAAGTTTTTATCAATAATTTTGTATATTAATTCATTATCTTTAAACTTATTAGCACAACCATTTACTAATGCTATAGCATCATGTCCTGTAACTACTCTGTTAGTTAAGTCATCTAATAAATGGAAAATATCTTTATACCCATTACTAAATCTTTCATTAATTAAATTACTATTTTTCTTACATGTTTTACTTGTAACATAGTATTGTTTAAATGGGTTGTAAGTATATTCTAATACTTTATGAATAAATGGATCTGCATCCTTTATTATTTGAACTTTTTGCGTACTACTACTTGTAGCACGCATGTCCTCTATAAATTGATTTAATTTTGTCATATAATTATTTTATTAATAAACCTGGTGAAACTGTAAATGATCCAAAACCATCTATTTCTTTAACTTTAATATTTTTATTATTGATTTTTACGATTTGAAATTTTGTTTTAATATCAATTTTTTTATGGTTTATACTTACTGTATCACCAACATTAAAATCATTTTTACTTAATACTTGAATTTTTTCACCTTTTCTAGCTGTCATTTTAGCTCTTAATTCTTCACTATTATAAGAAATAGTACCTAAATTAATGTTAACACCATATTGTTTTTCTAATTGTGCAACTGCGTTTTGAAAATCTCCTCTAAAATTTTTAACTTCTTGCTTAGTCATAACCTTTATTTTTTTATTATTAATATGCCGTGAATATACGAAATGTCTCCTGGGGAGCCAAATTTTTACACATAAGCTTCACCTATTTCTTCAATTATTTCCTTAGCTTCTTCTAAGTCAATTTGAAAAAATTCTCGTTGGTTGCTTAAACGATATTCATCTAATCTTTCATGAACATCTTTTTCTAAATCATTTCCATTCCAACAACTATAAGCGAACTCAACTTCATAAGGTAAAGCAACACCTGTTGCATTTGATAATTGTCTTGCTCTTTCTTCGGGAGTACTATTAGTATAACCTATTTTAAGTATTCCGGGTTGAGCAGGATTTGATAAAACATATACCCATGAATTATGATCGTCATTTCTATTTGTATAAGAAAGTTTTCTACGATTTGTAAAATAATTTACATTTTCCCAACCTTCACCTCTATCGGAAGGGGTAAAAGTAAAATAAGCAGCATCTCGAGAGCTTTTAGCAGGAAAAAATTCTTTAGATTTTTCAATAGTGATTCTTTGCATGTAACC